CCGAAAACGCATTGTTCGGGGACACATACAGCCAGGTAACGGTAGGGACAACGGTTCTCCCGAAGACCTACCATGAGCGGGATGTTATGCATCTTGCGCTCAATGAAGCGCAGGTCAGCAGAATCACCCGTGCAATGGCTGAAAGCTACAGAAAGATCCTTGAGTTCACCGCGGAAACTTACCAGAAATCGAGAGGTTCAAGATTCTGGCTGGAGGTAGATGCGGCACGAAGCGCAGATAAGACTTTCCGCGATCGTGTCGATACGATCCTCAACCGGGATATGAAGAGACTGTACGAGAACGCAAACGCTACAGCAGCGCTCTATAAGGGTTTCACCCTCCACGAACTGGGCAGCAAGACATACAGCAGCGAAGGAACCAGGGATATCTGGGCGATGATCGGAGATGTGACGACGCTCATGTGTCGGGCATTCGGGATCCCGCCCAAGCTGATGACGGGAGATATCGCAGGGATAAAGGAGGCGGTGGATCAGCTGCTTACCTTCTGCGTGGATCCTCTCTGTATGATGATCGAGGCAGAGACCAACAGCAAGAGATACACTCCGGAAGAATATCTGGAGGGTACAAAGCTGATGATCGACACAAAGAGCATCAAACACCTCGGATATGACAGCATTGGCAATCTGGCTACCAACCTGGTATCCAATGGCTGGAGCGTCAATGAGGTCAGAAGCATTATCAGAGAGCCTTTGGTGGATGAACCGTGGGCCAATCAGCACCTATTTACCAACGCAAAAAACGCAGGAAAGGAGTGAGATAAATGAGACTGAAAGCAATTCAGAAAATCGAAGGCACGCTGGACCTGTATTTTTACGATGCCATTCAGCCCGGCTGGTACGATTGGTTTGGCGACCGACATGACGATGAGACCTCCGCAGAATTCATCCGCGAAAAGCTGGCTGAAAACAGCGGTGTGTCCCAGATCAACATGTATATCAACAGCGAGGGCGGTTCTGTCAAGGAAGGATATGGCATCTATGCGATGCTCAAACGGCATCCGGCGAAGAAGACCGCATATATTGACGGTTTCGCATACTCCATCGCATCCATCATTGCTCTGGGAGCCGATGAGATCATTATGTATCCTCATAGTACCATGGGCATCCATAACATGATGGAAGGCTGCTTCGGGAACGCAGCAGAACACAGAGCTGTTGCGGACGATCTGGACAAGATGATGGAGGGAAACCGTCAGATCTATCTCCAGCGCAGCAACGGAAAGCTTTCTGAGGATGATTTGAGAGCAATGCTCGACAAGGAAACCATTCTCAGCGCCGAAGAGTGCCTGGAATACGGCTTCTGTGACCGTCTGGAAACAACTGTACCGGAGCGGGATGATGCTGATCTGAGCCAGTATAAAGCGACTTTGACGGCATATCGCGGCGCTGTTGCCAGGATGAAAAAACCTGAAGCAGAACCCAAACCCGAAGCCCCAAAAGAAAAAACGCTTTTGGAGATTTTTAACAACATGATTGTCTAAAGGAGGAAAACCACATGAGAAATCTTGATTCTATCAAAGCAGAGAGAAACACCGTTCTGAGCAATCTGCTGGCTGCTATGAAGGCAGACGATAAGGACGCTTTCTCCAACGCTATGGCTGGCCTTGCCGCCAACGTATCCGAAGAGGTACGTGCTGAGTATGAGATGTATATGCAGTCCGCTGATGTGACCGCACTGGCCGCAAGAGGCATGAAGCCTCTGACCACCAAAGAAGTTAAGTTCTTCACCGATCTTTCCCAGGCATTCCGTTCTTCCAATCCCAAACAGGCGCTGGAGAACATTGAGAGCACTGTTCCTCCCACCTTTATCGATCGAGTAATGGATGATATTGTACAGGAACATCCTCTGCTGGAGGCTGTTGATCTGGTGAATACCGGTATCCTGACCAAGTTCATCATCAACACCGATGGCGGCGATGCTGCGGTATGGGGTACTCTCACCGATGAGATCACCAAGGAGATCGCAAGCGGCTTTGACGTAGTCGATATGACTCTGCTGAAGCTGACCGGCTTCATTCCGGTTCCTATGGCTATGGTTGATCTTGGTCCTGAGTGGCTGGAGAGATATGTCCGTGCCGTACTGGTGGAGGCTATTGCTATCGGTCTGGAAGACGGCATCGTAAACGGCGACGGCAACAAGCAGCCCATCGGTATGAACAGAGATGTTTCCGAGGATGTAACTGTATCCGGTGGTGTCTATCCCGAAAAGGCTACTGTGGCAGTCACCAAGCTGGATCCTAAGGGCTATGGTGCTGTACTGGCTATGCTGGCAAAGACTCCTTCCGGCAAGAAGAGAGCAATCAGAGATCTGGTGCTGGTATGTAACCCTGAGGATTACTTTACCAAAGTAATGCCCGCAACCACCATGATGGTTCCCGCTGGTGGTTATATGCGTGATGTGCTGCCTTATCCCACCAAGATCATCCAGAGCGTAGCTGTTCCCGCCGGCAAGGCTATTGTTGGTATCGGCAAAGGCTACTTCATGGGCATCGGCACCGGTGGCACTACTGCCGGTAAGATCGAGTACAGCGATGAGTTCAAATTCCTTGAGGATATGCGCACCTACAAGGTTAAGCTGTACGGCAACGGCAGACCTAAGGATGATAATTGCTTTGTATACCTGGATATCTCCGGTCTGGAGGAACTGGTTTACAAGGTTGAGCAGGTAGGCGCATAATGGCGGCGCGTGTCGTTAGCCCGGATCTCCTGGCAGACGCGAAACGCGCAAACAAGATCACCTGGGAGGATGTTGACACAGATGCAGAGCTGATCAGCATCCTCCGGCAGGGGATGGCATACATCGACAGCAAGGCAGGGGTAAACATGGATTATGATGTTGACGATCTTGCCAAATCACTGCTGATGGACTACAGCCGTTATGCCAGAGCCGGAGCAAGAAACCAGTTTGAAAACGACTATATCAGCGATATCACCACGTTATCACTGTCTATGGAAGAGCCGGAGGAGGATTGAGAATTATGGAAAAATCCAAAATTCAAATCTATTCTGATGGGATCATTGAGATCCTGCGATCGGTAGACAAACGCGAGCCGGGTGATCAGCCGAAACTGGTGTTTGAACCCGTGGAAAGGCTTCATATTGCACTGCGCACCGTAGGTGAAAAACGCTTTTATGATGCGATGGCGAACAATCTGAAAGTTGATCTGCTGGTAAGAACACCGATGCGGGAACACGTATCGACACGTGAGCGGGTGAGGTATCGCGGACGTGAGTATAAGATACTGCAAATTCAGTACCCTGTGGGCGTGGAGCCGTTATCTATGGATCTATCCCTTGAGGAGGTGAGACCGTGAGCTATATGCAGACTGTCAAAAAGGTCAGGAACACGCTGCTCCAGATGGAGAGACACGGCGTAAAGGTATATCACGGCCTCTCTGATCCTCCCGGTCAGCCTGTACGCACAGATGATCGCCCAAAGATCATCTGGACACATGGACCGGAAGCAGGGAGTGCGGACATGGATGATCGCAAGCGTGAGCAGACGATTACCGGTGAAATCTTCTTCTTCACAGATGAGGAGTATGATGAGCGGGTTGATACGCTGCAGAAACTGCTCAATGAGTCCGGAGTTGGATGGTCTCTGTCACAGGTGGAGATTGACGCCAATGAGGGCTATTACTTCTACGCATGGGATTGGATGGCGGTGAGTGTCGTTGGCTAAGATATCTACAATTGGTTCAACGGACATTTATATTCAGCGCCTCAATGCACTTGCAGGAGATAAGGGTGGAAACGCTGCAAAAGCCGCTGTGTATGCCGGCGTCAATGTTCTGGCCGACGCTATGCGTGAGGGGTATGGTCATGTATTGAGTTCAAACAGTACAGGCCAGATGCTTGCAGCAATGGGAGTTACACCGATCCAACTGGATCAGCGCGGATGGTGGAATGCAAAGATCGGTTTTGACGGATATGATACCCGAAAAGCCAGGAACTTTTCACGCGGCGTACCACATCAGCTCAAAGCAAGAGTGATTGAGAGCGGCACAAAGAACAAGCACATCAAAGGTCATCAGGTCATAAAAAGAGCTGTAAAAGCCAACAGAGCGGCTGTTGAGAAAGCCATGGAACAGGCTCTTGATCTGGAGATCAGGAAGATAATGGAGGGATAAATATGCTATTGACGGGCTTGAGCAAGTTTTACGTTGCCAAAAGAACGTATGATGCTGAGACCAACAAGACCACATTTACCGATGGTATTAAGACTGGTGGCGCTATGAGCTACAGCGTGTCTGATAATTCCGGTCAGGCTCTGAAAGTGTATATGGATGATGCACTTGCAGCGAGTATTTATAGTTTTTCCAGTGCTACGCTGACACATAGCACCGGCACACTTAACTCTGATGCGCTGGCTTATATGTTTAATCTTGCGCAGACTGAAATGCAGATCGGTGGGAAATCCGTAAAAAAGATTGGATACACTGACAAAGCACAGCCTCAGGAACTTGGATTCGGAACGATTTACGAGGAATTTGACGCTAAAAACAATCAGTACCAGTATGTGCCTGTTGTGCTTCCGAAGGTCAAATACCAGTATCCTGGTGATAGCCTGAATACCAGAGGTGCACAGCCTACATTTAGTGGACAGAGCTTGACTGCTGCGGTATTTGAGGACGAGAAATCCCTGGAATGGCTGTGGAGGTTCGACCCTCAGCCGACCAGAGAAGAGGCTGATGAAATCCTTAAATCTTTGCTGAATGTGACTGAAACCGAATAAAGAACAAGAAAAAACCCTCCGCAGTTTTAGCGGAGGGTTTGGAGAATCGGTGTATAAACAATTTAAAAATCGTG